TGGGCGATTCTGTCAAGATGGTCAGGGTTGTGACCAATGTTGTTTTCGATCATGAAACGGTTACCCTCAATTGCTTCCTGCACCGCCAGCCAATCCATGGATCTCAACTGTTGTCGTAAAGACGTGTACAGTGTTGACAATTCCCAGTTCATTGAAATAGTCAAAGTGAGCTCCTGAAGAGTGGAGGCATCCCACACGAAAACAAGAACAGGCATCGTGTTCCGATCGACGGGGGTGGCAGGTGGATGAAACTGGAGCTCTTCAATCGTGTTTCGAACGAGACTGATGTGTCCTCCATTCTCCAGGGGCAACCCGACTTTGGTGAAGACAGCGGGTGCGGACCCAATGTATCGGTACAAAGGGCCAGGGAGAGTGGGTAGGTGTTGCAGCGAACCACGCGGTAGATGAGCCATGCTAATGAAACCGCCCCGTGAAATTTCGGGGGTCCCATTGGTAAGGCAGACCGACATGGCGGAACATTTTGCGAGCAACGCGTTCGAAATATCTTGATAGGAGCTTTCACGTCCAACCATCAACTCTGAGAGATGGAAAGAGTTCGCGGATTCGCCTGGGGCTTTGGTTAACGTGGGAGCCTCAACACCGACCCTGACGGCACTCTGTGACCCAGAGTATGTCAAGATGATGCAGAAGCCGTCAACCATGTTGAGACCAGCCAAATCAGCCACACTAAAACTCAAAGCACTCGGGACCCCACCAGTCAAATTCGCGATTTTGGCGAATTGGGGCCCCAGGGGCCCGGCCGTGTTGCAACCTCGTAGCGCAATCTGGTACGAGCCGCTGACATGGGCACTGATTGGAATTGTCAAGGATCCAGAGGACATCGCCCAAGTACCTGCGTAATACTTGCCGCCATTGACCATTGTCGACCCGCTCGTATGCATGTAGCCAAGAGCTGCGAAAGTGGTCGCTCGGAGACTGACACCAGTGAGGTCGTTGTGGAGAACCTCGTCGATACAGATCTGGGTGGACGGGAGTGCGTGGGACAAATCCGCTTGAACATGCGTGTTCCATCCAGTCAAGCTTGGCTCGGATGTGGGTATCGTGAGCATCTCGTTCAAGGTCGGAGAGACAATCACGTAACCGGCTTGGCTTTTGATCGGAATGGTTATCCGCACGTTCACTGGCGCGAAATATCCTGCGGGAACTGGAGTCACGAACGGAACGGTCGGCTCGAGAAGCTGTTGCACGTAACGGGTCAGGGCCTGGGGAGGCGAAGGGGTTTTGGGAATGGTTTGCGGGGTCGTTGAAGATGTGGGAGGTCGTTTCGTCTTTGGCATTGGGAGTGGGAATAGGAGAATCAAATGAAAACATGCAACACACGGAAACGGGACTTTATTTAAATAAAGAACCCGGCTG